ACTGAATTGAATACGGATGATATGGTAGCCATATATGAATTTTTGTTTAATGAGTTCAACCCCGAACAAGCGGTTTAGTCATTCTGAAAACTAATATTTGTCTGAATAGAATTAATTGATTATTTTTGTAAAAAACAAATTGAATTATGGCTAACGCAAAGAAAAAGTTATCGGATGAATCGGATGTTGTATACAATCCTGAAAGTACAGTAAAGATAAAGTGTATTAAAGAACATACTGTGAAATTCCCAAATGCCGAAAAGAAAATGATATCCCATACCTATAAGGTTGGTGACGTGCATGAGCGTAGGGATGTATTTCTTAAACCAACCAACTGGGAATTGGCATAAAGATTGTTCGTTAGGTGGTCACAGGATAACAACATGCGAAAGCCCCGTTAGGGTGTCGAAGTAGTGATGTGAGTCAACAAAAACACCATTTTAAAAAACGTTGTTGTTTTGTTTATAGCTGCCCCCTTGCCAAACCTGTGGCAAGGGGTTTAACTTTTATTAGCGATGAAGAAAAGTAATATATCGGATAATTTGCACATTGTGTTTTGGCTTCTGAAGGATTTATGTTGGTCTATTAATAGCCGACTGGGTATTCTTATGATACCACCAACTGTTATAATATCTTTTCTATTGTTGTATAAGCAAAGACATGATAATAATAGCCTGTGGCATAACTGGGCGATATGTGCATGGATCGGGGCAAATTCCACATGGATGGTGAGTGAACTATACAAATTAGATTATTTAGAATATGTTTATATTGGTTTATTTGGTGTTGGCTTAACTATACTTGCTGTATATTATATTCGGGAATTATTTTTAAAATTATTTGGTTAATTCATTTAATGGTATTATCTTTGCATCCTAAACAACAAGCAATGTCATATCATATTCTTTACAATAAGCAATTCATTAAGGTTGACGCTAACCATGTTATCCCTTTCTATCTGGGTGGTGATAACAATGTAACCGTAGGACATGGGCGTAATGAGAAACGTGCAAGGGACTGGGGTAATAGTTTTGCTCATACAATGGGTAACATCATTGTTTCGAATGTTGACCTACTGGCAAACATTGACCAGTACAGGGAACAAACCATGAAACGTGCGGCTGAACAGGTTGAGCAGTATGATGAAAGTTGGGCTTATGACGACAAGCGGTGGGGTTATCACACATCCGTAGCCATATACGGTAATTCAACCAGAGGCACATCCTTTAACGCATATAAAGCGTTCTATGCTAATGGTATAAAAAATGCCATGACAATTGAAGAGCTTCTGGAAAGGGGTGTTACCATTTCAATAGCTCCGTACTACTGGAAAGAAGAGGACATCCTGAATAAGGGTCTGGAAATAAAGGAGCGTGTAAGGTTTAGCTCAACTGAACACATGGTGGCTACCATAAAGGAATATACTGAATATTACAATAATCATGGTGTAAGCCTTTACCTGAATGAATGTGGAATGAACTACCACATGGAACGCAAAAAAACTGAAAATCTGCATAAGAAATATCAGCGCAATAATCAAAAGGTATCTGTAACGGTACAAGAGTATTATGTACTGGAAATGCTTGAATGTTCTGGGGCGTTCCTTAAGAATACGGCAAGGGGTATGAGTTACTCACATGACTACAGGTATGGTAAAGCCTTTATGACCGAGAAAGAAGTAAATAAGTTTCATAAGAATATGAAAAATAAAAATAGGGTAAAGCCAAAAAAAGTTGTTGGTTATTCGAGAACTTTCTATACCTTTGCACCTAAATCGTAAACAATGAACACGTATTCAATCTTTTCATTCGGTAATGAGTTTATCTGTACCCAAACAGCTACAGGTATAACCATAACAAATCCATTAAACAATAATGAACATATCGGGGACATTGAGGGTATCTCAATACCTGAACTGGACGAACATGAAGACACAGTGGTGGGCTTCGAGGTTGAGGTATTGAATTGGTTGGAAGCAAACTACTGGAACGAATAATGGTTTAACCAAAGGAAAATAACTATCTTAAAATAAAGCTATGACAAAATTTGATGCTATAAGTCCCGATAGGTTCTCAATATCTTATGATGAACTTTGGGATAGCCCTGAAGAAGCAAGAGTTGCTTTGAAGAAATGGATTGAGGGTTATAAACGTCAGGGTTATTATAGCACAAGGGATCGTGAGAGAATACCTTTAGATGAACTGGAAACACGGTGTGAAATTGTCCCGATTGAGCTGGATGATTGCCCAGGTTGTACTGAGGGGTGTAACGATTGTTGCCCGAAAAAATAAATTTGGTGGTATCGATTATTGTTGTATCTTTGTGTCCTAAACAACTAAACGATGAATGAAGTAACACTTACCGTTAAGCTTACCTTTAGTGGGGAGTTAACACCAAGACAAGCTGATGATATAGTTGGGAGTGTTTTGTTGAGCTTAACACATACAGCAAATACTTCGGGTCTTGTACCTGATGATGCCGAAGAGTGTACCGAAACCATTACGGTAGAACGTGAAGAAAGCGGCGCATCTTTATCTCGTAACCTTTATACTGGCGAATTAATATGACTTTAGCTGAAAGAATAATCAAAGACACAATAACGGATAAAGCACTTATCCGCAAAGCTCACAGCTTACCCGCAGCTATTCCCGATAGCTTTATCCCAAGGGAAATGAAACCAGCAGGTTATGCTAAATATTTGAAAAAGGATAATATGAAACCTGAATGGTCATGTGATAAGGTGTTTACAGTTGGTGAAACTTATCCGTTCTATGAGAGCGAAGACTGTCGGGGTTATTTTCCTGTTGGTTCGGATGGTGTTGGTAGGAAGCCAGTACCAACCTGCTGGGGTCGAATTAAATTCATTTAATAATAAAATTTATGAAACTAAGAAAATACTTTATAGCTATTGCTATTATTATCGGTTTAGTTATACTATTCCGTGTGGTTGAATTTGGGAATGGTTATACCGTAATGATAACCACACCTGATTACAATGGCGATGGTGGCGATAGCTATATGGTTAAATCATACTATGAAGAAAACGGTTGTGTAACCTTTACCGATATGCTGGGGGTTAATCGAAAAATTTGTGGTGAGTATTATATAAATGATTATTCCAAAAAATAAATAATATCATGGAAAATACAATCAAACCATCCGTTGGTTTAGCTGAAATAACAGCTGCTTTGGCTAATATGACCAAACAGGAAGTTGAAAAGGTAAAGTATGCCGTCCGTAAGGAGCTGAATAAGCGAAAACTACCAAAACAATAATTTGGTGGTTTCGATTTATTGATTTATCTTTGCACTCTAAACAACAAACAATGAAAGTATTACACTATGTAATTATTTGCAGCCACCTCACAGGTGATAGTTCGGTACACGTTTACCCAACAGCGCAAGCGGCACAGGAACACTTTGATAATTGTGTTCAACCCCTTCTACAGATATGCCGCAATAACGAAATAGAAATCGATGGCGACATTGTTACCGAATACAACTACGGGCAACAAAGACGTGCATATCGCTTTAACAGCGGTGAACACGATGCTTTGGATGAAGTAATCGGTGAATGTAACTGGTACTACGAAATCGGTATGGTTAACGTACAGGATGATGTTACAGCCTACGTAGCACAATTCAGTGAATGGGTGGATGAAAGTGATGTTACCTTCTGCACTGAAACCGAAGCGGTACAAAAGTATGAGGAACTGGTAAAAGAATGTATTGAAAATGCAGCTGTGTATAGCAGGTACACGATTGACCGTAAGGATAAAATTACATGGGAAAATGGTGAGGGTATGACCCTGTTTAGCGAGGAAACCAATGGATTGTCAACCGATGCTTATTTCGGATATACTGACCCAACATTTACAATACGCAAAGGTAGCTTTGGTTCGGCTGAAACAAAAGAAGGTTTATTTGCTGACATGTTTATAAATCCAAGATTATGATACAAACAAAAACCTTTATTATAACCACACATGGTGGTAGGACAAACCAATGGATTGATTGTGGTTTGGGTTGGCATGATGATGCCTTAAATTTTATCGGCTACACAGGTATGCATAATAAGGTTAAAATGACCCGTCAGGAATACCTTGACAAGTATGTAAACACTGATAATATGAACTATACAATAACCCAAACAAAATCGGATAGCGGTGACTATTATGAACAGTTTATGGTAACACTTGCCACCACAAATAGTGAAATTGTAAAAGAGCCTGAACAACCACGAATTGGCTTATTTGCTGACATGTTTATAAATCCAACATTATGAAACGTTTAGTTAAAGCATTTATTAAGTGGTTTAAAAGCCATTTCACCATGAAGGGTAATCTTGACTGGTATGAGTAAAACAAATATTCGTTTGGTAAAACAACTTAACGTATCTTTGTACTCTAAACAAAACAACAATGAAGACGAAAACATTTAAGCTGGGTGAAATATGCAGGGGCGGTGTAATTACCGTTGAGATTAAAGGTAACAAAATAGCTGTTATAGCTAAAGACTGGGATTTTTCCGCTGGCTCAAGTAAGAGTTCAAACCAAAGCAATGCGAAAGAATGGGATAGGTTAGAGGTTGACGTTAATGACCGTTCATCTGAAGGTGAGATTGATAATTTTTTAAATGACCTGACGACATCATATTGGGCTGATAATATCCTAACATGGATTAAAACAAAAATAAGTTTTAAATCAACGCCTTGGTAAAATCTTGTGGTTGCTGAAAGGTACGTAAGTCGATAAACAGCGTTTATTGAGCCACAAATGAAATTAAAATAAAATGAATATAATAGTCGCATACTATATCGCATATATATCCTCATTCATAATGGGTGTTGCTGTCGGTATTAAGATTGCTCAAAATAAAAAAAAATGAATAAAAAATTCTATAGCGTAATATCATTGCTTGTACCCCTTGGCTTTTGTTTTATTGGGGTTGGTACACATTTCAATAATTCATATGTAACCATACTTGGTTTTGTGATTATCGCCTTTGGGTCTTATGGTTTCGGCAGATTACTTACCTCTAAATAAAAGTTGGTGGTTTAAGAAATAATACGTATCTTTACGCTCTAAACAAACTGATAATGGAATATACTGTAACCGCTAATAAGGAAATTAAGATGAACGCAATCATATTAGAGAACGAATATCAGATTGATAGTAATGTTTTGGCTTTACTGAAAAGTAACCCAACACTTTTCACTTCAGTTAAAGAATATATTTGCTGCAAGAACCGCACTTTAGATGAACTTAAACAGCCGATACTGGATTGTGATGCTATTGTTTTGGCTTCAACGTTTATGTACCTCGACCAGCTGAATGAGTTTTTGGATGCCTTTTTAAATCCTAATTTCCCACCAAAAGCCATCTATGTGAATGACATTACAGGTCAGCTCAATATGTGGAAATATAGTGATAGTGACCTATTTAAAGAAGAAGAAATATTCGATAAAGTTAGAAAACTATTAGCAAAAGGTTTCAAGCTCTATTGTTATTATGATGGGTTTGGTGGCTTAGATAAGGGTCGCAAGGTTGTATCTGAAGTACAATACTCGATGATAAATGCCGTGTTTTATGATGATGAACGTGATGAAGAAATGTGTGTTGATATGTATAAAAAGAACCTGTACTAATGGCACAATATACATTACATGGTGGTAAGGTAAAGTTTGGATCATTGTTATCGAGAGAAGCTTGGGCGCTTAAGATGAACATATCTGATATGTACTACGTGTATGACATGAATAAGGATAAGCTAAACCCAGGTGATAAGTCTTTAATGTTATGTACTATCAAAAGCATGGTTAAATCACATAAACGAATGCTACGCCAGCTTATTAAAGATGGTGAGTATATTGGTGACCCGAAAGAGATTACATATAGAACAAAAATAAATATAAAATAATATTTGGCGATATTGAAACTTGTCGTATCTTTGCGTTCTAAACAAAACAACACATGGCAACTAAAAAATCAAACACTCCGCACTCACCCCGATTTAAAGCTGGTTTTGGTGGTGGTTTAGCTAACCTGTTTTTCCGTCCCGATAAAGACTTCAAACAATGGCTTATTGACTATGCCGATGGGCGTATCATTGTTGATGTTGGTTGTGGTACAGCCATATTGATAAACGACCTTGCCGACATGGGTGGTAAAGTTATGGGTATCGAGCCTATGTTTTCATCCGAGGATATGACGGGTTTAACTAAACACAGGTTGAGCCAAGGTAAAGGTATAATAAACATAATGCCTCGAACTGTACAAGAGTGTGCAAATTTATTACAAGCTATCGGGGGTAAAGCTTTGCTGTTATTCTGCCGTCCATGTCACTCCGATTTCGTTGTAGATGCTTTGGATTTGAAACACCCCGATACCGAGGCATTGTATATTACCGTACCTGAAAACCTGACCAAGTATAATGATTTGGGGGACTACAAAGATAGTGCGGTTAAGCTGAACCATAAAGGGTGGTCTGCCGACAGGGAAGTTGTATATAGTATAAAATAATAAATTTGTTCCAGCCCCTATAATACCTTATCTTTGCACTTTAAAACAATAAAGCGATGGGAAAACCAATAAAATGTACGCTAACCTTTCATGGTATAAGGCGTGAAATAGATATGGGGGAATTTAAAAGCATAGCGGCGGCTAAGAAATACGTCAGCGAATGCTGGGATAGACCATACACTATTAAAAAGGTTAAACCAACACCCCAATAACTATGCCCGATTCCGAATTAACAATTGAACCTCTATTTTTATTTAATGACAGTGAAATACCGTTAAAGCAAACAGTAGTACCTGTTCTTTTTATGGTGGATATGGCTATCGAAATTGAAGAGAGGTACCCAAATTTACCGAAAGATTTTAGGGGAACCATGAATATGACACAAATCATTAATCTGAACTAAAATGACAGCAGCCGAAACTAAAAACATAGCCAAATTGAAGAGCTTTACAGCTCAGGTTAACCAAACCAACAACACATTACAACAAGAGTTAATTAAAATTAAGAAAACATTACAATATATTAGTCAAACAAATAGGGATTAAAAATATCTATTGATTTGTTTGTTGGTATCAGAATGTTATCGTACATTTGTATTCGATTCTATTGTTAACGCTAAAAAACTAAAAATGGCGAATGATTTTAAGGGTTCTAACAACCCAACGGCAAAAAAGAAGAAAATTGTTATGTTCAGTGAGTTGAGGAAAGGAACAAAGTTCACTCACCCTCTTACCGAGGAAGTGTGTTTTGTAAACTTCAAGGATGAAGATTGTGTAGCCTACGGACCAACCCCAACTTACACCAACACGTATGTGCGTAATGGTGATGCTGATTGGTCACTTCCGATTGAGTTGAACTAAGGCACAGAACGGATATGAACGGGAAAACTTTTGTATCAGCCGACCAAATTGCACTCCAAGAAGGGACAACAAAAAACGGATTAATTGGTAAGTATTATACCAGTAATGAAGTACCAGCTACTTGTTCGCATGGATGTATGATTCATCCTGATGACTTATGTTCACACAACCAACCAAGCATTTTAGCTGAATTTGGTTTGGTATGACCTGAATCGCAACTCGACATTATTAAGACCTCAATTGAGGTCTTTTTTTATATCCCTATTAATATAAGAACATAAAGGCTTAAGATTAGTATAGTGGTTTAAGCTTAAAAGAACTTCTTCATTAATAGCTGAGGACTGTGGGATGATGTGATCTACATCCCACCCATAATTAGGGGTACCATTATAAAGCCCGTAGTTATCCCAAGACATCCAAGGCTCAAATAAAGCCTCTAAATGTTCTTTAAATACCGCCCAGGTGCAGCCTAATATCTTATAGTTATCACTTCTTTTAGTGTAACCACGTTTTTTTATAGCATGAGCTAAAGCAATTCTTCTATTACAACTCAATCTATAGATAGGATCTGTTTTACGTCTATTGTTCTGATAGGCTTGTATTTTACATCTATTTCTTATTTTGTATTCTTTATCTTTAGCCTTAATACTATCCTTATTATTTTCGTAGTGTTTACGCTTAATAGCTTTTCTATTTGGTGAATTTTTTTGTTGTAGATAAACACAAGATTTACATTTCCTTCTGTTTTTATCGAAGAAGCTTCTTTCTTTATCCTTACCACATTCTCTACATATCATATTATAGTATCTTTACTTAAGATATTTTTATCTAACAAATCATTATATATTAATCTTTCTATATATTTAGATTTATTATTATATAACTCATTTACCTTATTCATAAGGATCGGATTGATTGTCAGAGTAACAGTTACTTTCTTTTCACCCTCATTTAATTTCTTTCTCATACTAATAAATAGTTTAAGCTAAAGCAAAGTACAAGATAAAAACAAGATATTTTTAAAAGGGTTTGGAAGTACCAAATAAGTGTTGTATCTTTGTCACATGGATGTATGGTTAAGCCTGACGACATCTGCGCTCACAACAATCCTTCGGTATTATCGGTGTTGGGTTTAGCTTAAATGTTAGTATCTCGAAATTATTTAAGACCACCATGTGTGGTCTTTTTTTTGTTTAAAATTTATTTGGTGGTTTGGTTTAGTTGTATTACCTTTGCGGTCTAAACAACAACATTATGACAAACAACAGTTATATTACACGTGCTTTGGGTTGGATTAAAACAAACCAGCATATCTCTAAGGTATATGTTAGGATTAACTCAACCATAGCCAGTATGATTATCGGGCGTGGCTTTAATCAATCCGTTGAGGATTATCTGAACGAAAACCCTGAAAAGAAGGAGTATTACGACTGGTGGATGGAAAACAGGGGAAAATTAAGTGAGTTAAGAGCTGATAAAGTTCAATTTTTCGTTGAGCCTGACGGCAATATTATGGCTTACTTTCCCGACTTACCATACGCACATACGGGTGCTGGTAGAACATGTTATGCACACATTGGGCAACATTCAGGTTGCGACCCTGATTACACAAAGAAATGCACCCCAGCAACACCCGAACAATATGAAGACCTTAAACAGGAACTAATTGGTATTGGTTACATATTAAACATAATATAATATATGGAAAGCACATTCATTATAGGTAAACGCATGTACATTGTATTTAACTGTCTTGTTACAGGTAAACTGTATGTAGCCACCTACGAAACATTTTAAAAATAAATATGTATCATTTATTTGGTGGTGTCAATATTAATCCATACCTTTGCAGTCTAAATAATAACCAATGAAAAAAATCGTTTATCTTTTGAGCCTCTTGAATATAACGCTCCCGAACAACAAACCAACCCATAAAAACAGTAAGGGTGAACCTATTGAACCTTTAAATATCATTCAGGAAAGACCCATGACAAAAACCGTTTATCCTGACGGTAAAACCGAATGGAACGTAACACCAGCATCCTTTGGTGAATGGTCAAATAACCTCAATGTTGGCAGTTTACACAGCCGTTTTCAGGTAAGCATGGGTATAGACAATGTGATTGTTAATCGTGTTAAATTCATACCTGAAAAGGTCGAAAAAGCATACTGTTAATATGGATAGGATAACATTTGGAAAAGAGAAACCTGACGTAATCTATGATTATGTTGGGTTTCCACCACAAACATGGAAATGGTTTTGGACAGGCATTTTTGGGAAAGGATACTATGCTTTAACTAAAGCAAACAGGCGACACCCACAGGGTAAATTCAAAGCATGGGAACAAGTTCACAAGGAACTGACTGCAAACCGTTGTTCGATTAAACCAACAGTATCATGAACATATATAAGAAAAGAGAGTTCATAGGTGCGGAAATTGTTAGTTCAGCTAAAGGCAATCCATGTGGGCATTGTAACGAACATATCAAAAAATCGGACTCACCAGTAGCCGCTAAGTTCTACAGCAAAGCACCCGTATATCTACACTTTAAATGTAAAAAACCATTCATTAACACATTAAGAGAATACTAATATGAGTGTAAAGACTTATTTACTTGAGAACGATAATTTTATGTGGGCTGGGCTTGAAGACTTTTGTAAGTCTTTTGACCCGAACTATCAGATAATCCGTACCGAAAAGCGGGACTATATCCCCACAGATGATTATATCTTTGTAGGGATGATTGCACAGCCATCAGTTGAACGCCTTATAGTGGCATCAGCATTTGAAAGTAAGATGTTTATACCCCGCAAAGATGGTTCCACATGGCAAGTTGAACACTACATGCGTTTGATTGAGGGGGCTTTTAAGGTACGTGAAATACTTGGTTTAGGTAAACTGTACGTTGAAATAAACTATCATGGACACGACCTCATAAAGGACATTAAAGATGAACGCTGGGGCTGGGATTTTTCGGCAAGCATTAAACGGTTTGTAAGACAAAACCCTGATAACCTTATAGTGAATGTTTACGCTGACTATCAACTACAATACCGTTTAACTGAAGAGAATATGTATGACTAAAACAAATATGTGAAAATATATTTGGTGGTAACGAAAATAGTCGTATCTTTGCATCCTAAACAACATACAATGGAAAACACAACTAACGTAGAAATCATCGACCTTAATCAGGTTCATGGCGAAAAACCATACGAATTCGCCACACATCTTGAATTGACCCCCAAAGCTGGGTTTACACCAACACCCGCAAAAAGGTTTGCACCAACCAAAAAATAAATTTGGCGGTTTAAATAACTTAACTTATCTTTGCACTCTAATTATTTTCTAACTAAAACAAAAAAAAAAGAACATGAGCAGTCCACGTAAAGCAACACAAAAAACAGAAATCGCATTGAACACAAACGAACACCTTATGAAGGGATTGGCGTTTGTCAATGACAAGCTAAAGACATTGAGCGTAATTTTCGGCGCATCATTCCGCACACATGGTGAAAGCAAGCTTTCGAGTATTAACCTGCAAAAAGCGACCAACATCGCACTTTTGATAAGTGTGCTGGGGCAGCTACAAAGCAAGGAGGCAGAATACAACAAAGCCGCTGATACTCTGAAACTTAACACATTCCCTGTCTTCATGTGGGAGGGTTACACGCTGGAATCATGGCAGCATGACATCTCACTCCGTATCAGCCAAATAACGCAAGCGGAAAGTGAGAAGGAACTGAAAGAAGTACAGAAGGAACTGACCACCCTTATGACCAATGAAGACAAGCTGGGTCTGCTTTTGGCAAAACTGCAAAAATTTGCATAACACCCTACCTGTACCATAATTGTGAATAAGAAACACGCCCAGCAAACAGGCGTGTTTTTTATTTTTAAAATTGTTTGGTTAATTCATTTAATGGTGTTATCTTCGCACTCTAAACAATTAACAATGGATAAGCTATACAGAATACTTAATTCAATTGTGGAAATCATGTGCCTCGCATTTGACCCCGAATAATTTGGTTTAACCAAAATAATGTGTATCTTTACACTCTAAACAAACAACAATATGAACTTAGAAACAACAATCCAAAACAAGATACTCGGCATAGTCGAACAAATGAAGGCTATGGAAACCGAAAGCCTGTACTACCTTAAACCAGCATGGATAGCATTACAGGCACAAAAATCTATACTGGAAGAGGTGTTATCAGATGAACGTATAACACGTGCCGTTAACCTGCAATTGCTCGCAAACAAGCAAATAGACATACTGGGTGAAGCCCATGCAATTGTTGCCAATGAACTGGAACTATTGGTAGATAGCTTTAACCAAATTGAAAGCAATGCATTCCTAAGAGTAATGAAGGAAAAAAGAAATTTGGTTTAACCAAAACAATGCGTATCTTTACACTCTAAACAAACAACATTATGGAGAAGACAGTAAAAAATCAGGTAACTATATACCTATTCAACCTACCCCAAAATGTTAATGTTTGTTAATAACCAAAAATAAACTAAAATACTTTTGGTTTAAACCAAAAAAGGTTTATCTTTGTGTTATCAAAGCAATTCAGCGGAGATAAAAACTTTCAAAAATGAATACTACAATCACAAAGCCGACACCTGAATTTATAATGTCATTCACACAGGAACAGGTTGAAAAATTACCATCATACACTAATGTTGATAAATTACCCGTTGGTTCATATGCAAAGCGTGGTTGGATGAAAGCGCCTTCTTCATTGGCTTTGATAGTTAGAAACGAAGTTATCGAAAAAGGCTACGGAACAATTGCCTATGTTATGTGTAATATTTTTAATGGCGTTGTTTCAGATACTTGTTATGTGGGAAGTGCATATAAGCGTAACAGTATCGCAATGGGTGATTATTACATTATTCAAGGCATGAACCCTGATAATATAACTTTCGCTGAAGATATTAGGAACTGAATGATATGCTAAAGTAAACATAATATAAAAGCCACCCCACAAAGGTGGCTTTTGTATTCATGTGCGGGTGCAGATCCTTGAATACATGTGCATATACGTGTATACGCATACATTTGGTTAAGTCAAAGTAAAGACATATCTTTGCACTCTAAACAACAATACAATGGAAAACAGGATAGAATTTTTTAGGGAACTACATGACCTTCTAAACAAGTACAGCATGGAGATTAATATAGGTATAGACGGCGATACGCATGGTGTTGATACTTGGATATCACTCGACCATAGACCCGATCCAAAATCATGGAATACTGTGGAAATATTAACGCTCGATGATGTTACACCCAGCACACTTAAAATATACTTAGACTAAACGGAAAGTAACACTCATACACAGAAGCCACCCAGCAAAGGTGGCTTTTGTTATTATAAAAACAAATATTTGTTAGTGTGAAAAAGTTACGTATCTTTGCAATCTCTTAATAACTAAACAAACAACAAAATGACAAAGATCAAGAATGCTCAGAAAAAAGACAATGGACTAACGTTAGTCCGTCCATACATGGAATCAATAAATACCAATGGTGATTTGGTACAATTCCATCCCCAATATGCCACCAATAATTACGGCATATTGCTTGAACACCCAATGAATCGTGAGAGCGATAACAACCATGTTAGTGAGGTGGGCGAAGCTATAGCTTCGAATGGTTGGTTGGGCGACATTCAGGTGGCTTTACTCGATGGTAAATACTACTACATCGATGGAACACATAGGGCTAAATGGTTGAAGCAGAAAGGACACACGATTGTGTTTACCTTAAAAATAGTGAAGAGTGAAGAGGAACTTTTGAACCTGATGATAGCTGCTAACAATGTTAACAAAACATGGAGCTTAACACGCTATGTTGAAGCTAACGCTAAAAGGGGTAAAGAATCATATATTGAATTGCTTAAGGTGATTACAAGCGATAACACCTATATGCCACCAGCTTGTGCGGCTGCTGTACTTGGTACGGTATCGGTTGCTTTAGCCAAAACAACAATAAAGAAGGGTACGTATTACATCCCTAACATTAAAGAGGGTAACCGTACATTTGACCTGATAGATACTTTTTTAAAGAATGCAAATCAGGGTACAAATTCCCGTACCATTGAAGGTCTTTTGCAGTTTATTGGTAACATTGGTTTACCCGTTTTCCGTTCAATACATAAAGAGTATGCTATAGCTGTAGATAACTATCGTAAAAGCGTACCAATGAGCAAGACAGGTGCCAAAGATTTCGAAAAGATGTTCATGGTGGTGTATCGCTCATTTGAATAAAGAATGTTGTTTGAGGATAAAAAAGGGTGCTAATCATAGCACCTTTTTTGTTGTATTCATGTGCAGATCCTTGAATACATGTGCAAGTAGGTACGTTTGAATGCATGTGCGCCTGGGCGACTTGAATACATGTGCATATACATGGGTATGAATACATGTGCGTATACGCATACATTTGGTTAAGTCAAAGTAAAGACATATCTTTGCACTCTAAACAACAAAACAATGGAAAACAGGAAAGAATTTCTACAGGCATTACATGACCTACTTGAGAAGTACAATGTGGAAATTTCACTAAATTTAGATGGTGATACACATTGTTTGGACTCATGGTTATCAATCGAACATCGACCCGACCCAAAATCACATAAGACAGTGGAAATATTAACCCTCAATGACGACCTGAGCGCACACGACCTTAAACCACATTTAAGCTAAACGGAAAGTAACCCATATAGACAGGAGCCACCACAATCGGTGGCTTTTGTTATTATAAAAAAGAATCTTTAAGAATTGTTTGGTTAAACCAAAATAACATTGTACCTTTGCTTCAGCTGAAGCAAACAAGTAGGCTGGGCGCTGACACAAAGCGGAGAGGTTCTAAGGGAATGTATGAATTTATATGTTATTTTTCTTAATATCTCTATTAACCTTTGAGCATAAGGGTTGTAGGTTTGTATAATGATTTAATTTAATAACATCTTCATAGCTTATCGCAGTTGAATTTGGTATAATGTGATCGATGTCCCACCCTGTATTTAAATTTCCATCATATAACCCGTAATTATCCCAGTTCATCCATGATTCAAATTTACTTTCTAAATATATCTTAAATTCCTCAATAGTACAACCAAGTATAGCAAAAGTTTTACTATGTTTTATATTACCACTTCTTTTAATACACTCAGCAATCGATGTACCGATATTACATCTTAATTTATATAATGGGTCAACACATTTTCTATTTTTCTTATATTCTCTCATATATGCTTTTCGTTTATCCCAGTTTTCAGCGATATATTTTTTTTGTCGCTCAAGTCTTTCATATTTAGTTTTTTCAAGATATTCTTTACGTTTAGCTTTTTTTATATCTTTCATTTTTTCCCTATATTCTAAATCACGTATTTTTCTTTTTTCTATATCAAGATTAACTAATACCTTGTTATATTCTCTTTTTTCATTTGTATCAATCATAATTAAATCGTTTCATATAAATACTTTTAAAATAATCAAAGTAACTTGCCTTGTTATATAAGAATAAAATAAATATACCCATAAATTTGGTATTGTCAATTATTCTCCGTAACTACACGCACACGCTCCAGATATTAAGAAAATAAATATTGATACAAATATTTGGTAGTTCAAATAATACTCCGTATATACACGCACATACGCATCGAACACATAACAATTAAAAATGTTTGAAAATATTTTCCGTTTAGCTAAAATTTATTTTGTGGTTTAAATAAACCGTACTATCTTTGTGGCTCACAATTAGGGTAGCAACCTATTAAAACAAATAGCTGTTTTTCTATTATGGCACATAACATTAACAGGGATTTTTTGACAGGAAAGGACAATTTCGTATCTTCAAACAACCAAAAAGCATGGCATGGTTTAGGTACAGTATTACCACAGGAATTTCTTACATCTGAAGAAGTTTTGAAATATGTCCGTCTTAACTACAATGTGGCATTAGCACCCGCATATGCAAAAATCGGTGATATATATGTACCGATACCCGATACCAATGCAACATACAGGATGGACAATAACAACCCATTTGCGGCTGTTGGTACAAAGTACACCATTGTACAGAACATGGATGCATTTAAATTTTTTGATAGCATCATTGAAAGCGGAGAGGCTATCTATGAAACCGCTGGGGTTTTGGGTAATGGTGAACGTATTTTTTTATGTGCTAAATTACCTAACTACATCACAATTGACGGCACAAACGACATTACAAAAATGTACATAGTGTTAACCTTATCGCATGACGGTTCAGGTAGTGTAAAAGCTATGTTAACCCCTATACGTGTCGTATGTGAAAATACTTTACGTATGGCTATCGGGGCAGCAAAAAATACTATAAATATTCGTCATACGTCAAGTGCCGATGCCCGTCTAAGTGAGGCGGCAAAACTTATGGGTATCACTAACACATATGTGGACGAAGTTAACACCCTGCTCAACAAACTTGCCACCACCCCGATAGATATGGGTTTTGCTGATATGATTATCAGCAAAGTGTTTGATAACACAGAAGAGGGTAAAAAGCAAAGCACCAAAACCGCTAACATCTTAACGGCTGTTAAAGCGGATTATCTTAACGGTGTAGGACAGGAAGGGATAGTAAATACCGCTTACGGGCTGTTTAACGGCATTACTCACTACTTCGACCATACGGCAAGGACGTTAACAAATGAAAGCAAATTTTTGTCTTCATTCAATGGCAAAATAGGCAATGACAGGGATAAAGTTATGCAACTTATCACAGATGAATTAGGGTATAATTAATATATCCTATACCGAAATTAAGGGTGCAAATTGCACCCTTTTTTTATGTCCATACGGTTGCACCTGCAAAGGGATTGCACCCCACAAACAAGCTAAAAACAGGCATTAAACACCATACCGATACACCACAAAGATACCCCAGCAATACATGATACATTATAAAAAAGAATATCTATCACATATTTGGTGGATAACTTTTAAACCCTTAACTAATATTATTTTTCTTAATATCTCTATTCACCTTGGAGCATAAAGGTTGCAGGTTTGTATAGTGATTATAACTATATATTTCAGCTTCATTAGTTGCATTAGCATTTGGCGTAATATGGTCAATATCCCATCCTGTATTTAAATTACCATCATATAAACCGTAATTGTCCCAAGTCATCCAGTGTTCAAATTTACTTTCCAGATATATTTTAAATTCTTGATATGAACAACCTAATATTTCAAACGTCTTACAGTTTTTTATATATCCTTTACGGTTTAAACTATGACTGATTAATGACCTTATATTAACTTTTAATCTATATAAATGGTCGGTATCACGTCTTTCTTTTAATTGTGTATTACGTTTATTTTTATATTCGGGACTGGAACTAAGTATTTTTCTTTTATTTAATATATTGTCTTTATTCTCTTCATAGTATTGTTTACTATATGTTTTATCATATTCAAGCTTTTTATCTTTATTGGTAGCCCAATAGTTATCATAATATTCTTTATTCTTAATATATGATTTTTGTTTTATGGCTTTTATCTTATCCTTATTCTTTTTTCGGTATTCCTGGTAATATAATCTTTTTTCTTCTTGTGTCATTTTATACGTGTTTATAATAAATAGTATATAAAAAAGAAATATTCTCGTTAGGATAAAATAAGTTTTTTTATTTCAGAAATTAGTTGTAAGTTTGTGCTATCGTTAGCACAAAACAAAACGATACCACATATTATGACAACTTCAATAAGTCAACAATTGCAATCGCTCGGACTGAATGAGCAAATTTTCTTAACTGTTATTGCTAACTACAATAACATTTCACCCGCTGCTTTAATTGACCTGATTAATGCAACAACTGTAAAGGGGTGCAAATTCGTTAACATCAAAGGTTATAACAGCGATAAATCTGATAACACAGAAATTGCTGATATGTTAATGAACATAGGTATATCTTATGGCAATATGACCAATAAGGACGAAATAACTTTAAACACATATGACATTGATACGATTGCCACCGTATTACATGACAAAGTAATGCAGCACAATTTTTCACAATATGACCTATCCAAATTTACCGATAAGGTAAACCCACATAACGAAATTTTATCTTTGTTACCTGCGGCTCTTATCGATATGAAACAAGCTACTTTAAAAGCACCAAGGGCCGACAATAACATCAAATTAACGCCTGTATTGTGGTTTAATACCACCACAAAAAACCTGCTACTTTTCGGGCAAGTGATAACTAAAACAACCGTTGTAAAGGGCGAATTTAAAAAGGTAGCAAGCGCACCCCTCACAGTAGCAAAAAATGTTATCCGTGAAACATTAAAAAAGAATGACCTGCGTACCTTATCACTCCCTAACATTTTAGGTAATGTTAAGCTAAACGGTGAAACATTAGAACTATCCTAATATCACCGAAACCGTAATATAAAAGGTAGCTATCAGCTACCTTTTTTTATGCCACCACCACAAACATATAAACCAACGTATTGCCACCATATCTGCCATATTTCAGGGCTTACTACTTCAGTAAGGTATAGATAAGGATAGCACAAAGATAGGGCAAGCATACCACCTTAAAATAAATAGTACATGTTATTATACTATGACAAAAGTATCACACATAACATATACCTTTCATAACTGACAAAGTGGCGGGTATACCCCCCTCACTGTATCCCCTACCTGCCATACTGGCAGGGGGTAGGGGTATATAGGGGGTCAATGATTCGAGCGAACCTTTTCTGAAAAAAATTTCCAGGGGTCCTTTTTATTGAAAATCTCAAAAATTTCTGGGACAAATTTTTTTCTGGAAATTTAGGGTTTTTGTCGTGATAGTCTTATTGCGACAATTATATGTCGTAATGAGTATTTATGCGACAAAATGTATATTTATATTAAAGAAATTATATGAAAAAGAAAGCAAACAGAATGCAACAGAAGGGTAGCAATCGTTCCAAGATAAATAAGCGTACAAAGAGAATCCAGGGTGTACTTAAATTTCTAAGTGAATATACACATAAATAATATATGAGTTATCAACAACTACATAAGGGTATTAAGTTGGATGTCTTTACCGAAGAGGGTGATGAGGGCGAGTTAGTTGTTAGGATTGACAGTATAATTGTGCCTAAGAGTAAGCGCTTTGGTGGTATTGGTAGAACTGAGGTTGAGAATATTATCAGGTGGGCGAGGGAGATTGGTGCGGAGTACATTGTTCTTGAGTCTGAGCGTCCAGCTATTCCGTTTTGGCAGAAGATGGGATTTGACATTGATGACCAGGGTAGTTCAATTAGTACGGGTATTCTACAGTTGGTTGATAAGCGTCTGGATGAGCAAATTCTGAGGATCAAAAAGATTATGGGTCTGCGTGAGGATTATAATTACGATGCTGATGATCGTGAGGAAGAAATGTATGATGGTTTTCTTGGTGCTGGTATATTGCCATTTTGTCGTTCAACTCATACCTTCCTGGTTGGTTTAAGATCTGAGGATGTGAGTGAGGGTGAATGTTGGGGGTTATTTGGTGGCAAGGTGGAGTGGGATGAGTATGATGATTTAACAGGTGCAGCTCTTCGTGAGGTTGGTGAGGAAGTTGGTTATCATGGTGGTATGCGATTAAAAGCTGGTTATGTGTATAAGGAGCCGAGGTTTGTGTATCACAATTATATTGGTATTGTGGATGAAGAGTTTGAGCCGAGATTAAATTGGGAGCATACGGATGCTATGTGGGTGACGTACCAGGAGTTATTAGAATTACCGAATAAGCATTTTGGGTTGGTAAAGTTTTTGCAGAACTCAAAACAAATGATAGAATCTTTAATGTATTGAGATATGAAAAAATTAAATGAACAAATTGCCAGGATGCGAGAGATTATGGATTTGGACGAAAAGAGTCCTGGTTCATATGATAGAAATATGTTAATTGATTATTTTAAAAATATTGCTAAAGAGCTTGGTCAACCAGAACCAACGAGTGAGTTAGATACGGGTAGTAATGCTTTAGTTTTTAATACAACTAATCCAGATATTCTAATGAGAGCCGAAGAGGTTGATGATGGTGAAGATCCAACCGATTTAAAAGAATATATTTTAGATGATGATGATATACAAGAAACTGGTGGTGTTGCCAAAATCTATCATATAGATTTATTTAAAATTGGCGAGGAAGAGTATTTAGTGTCCTGGAAAGAAAAGGTTGAAGAGAATTATCAACATCATATATATACCAAATATGGAGAACAAGCTAATGAAGTATTAGGGGCATTAAATCTTTATGATCCGTTTAGAGGTCGGGAAAATATAAAAAAATTAAAAGGATATCCAGAAACCAATAAATTATATAATGCTATTATGGTTGGGTTACCAACTGGCGATTTAGCATATGATTCTAATATAGGTATGAATAAAAATGGCGATATTGTAGCTTTTGATATATGAAAAATTTAAATGAACAAATAAATAAGATCCGCTCGATGATGGGATTGAGTGAGAATAGGATGTATGTTACCCCCAATGAAGTACCAGCGGATATATTGAGTTGGGCGAGGGGGAAGATTGGTTCAAATTTCACCAAGAATATTGTTATACGTCAAGAGCCGAGGGTTGAGGTTAGTATGCCTTGGCATGAAGCAGACAGGATGTATTGGCAATTTTTCAAGTTAATTGATCCTAAGACTGTGCAGATGGTGGGTGATGAAGTTGGTAGAAGTGGTTGGGAAGGTGATGGGAATGTAACAGGTAAAGAGGTTAATGGATACTTGAATGTTCCGTCTGGTTATGTATTGGCTGCGGCTGGTACATATCCTGTGAGGTTGGAGTTATATACTTCTGGTGATGCTATGAAGCCGATAAGTGAGCCAGGTGCGTTGGATAATTTGAGTATTGATCAGTTAATTGCTTTAATACAAGCTAAGGCTTTGAAATCCCCATATAGGACAAAATACCCTGATAATGTATATCAGGGGTTAATTGATCAGGGATATATGGCGAGTAACAGGTCGGTTACTGTAAAGGGTAGGAATCTGGCTAATTCACCTGAGCTTATGGATAAGTTGAATAAATATGCTGAGGAAAATGGTTTATATTTCTCAACAGGTTCATATAAGATGAGTCAAAAATATTAAAGATGGTTAGATTAAACGAGCAAATATCGAGAATTAGGAAGATAATGGGACTCAATGAGGGTTCTATTGGTGCTGATGGTCAGCTTACGGGTATCACATCAAATGTATTTGATGAATTTCCAGAGGACGTATTAAAGACGTTGAAGGATGAGTATGGTCACATATATAAGCATAATTTTGATTGGAACAGTAAATCGAGGGAATTTACGAGTTCTGATCCTGGACGTGCGTATGATGCTGAGGCTTTCAATGATTGGTTGGAGCAGAATGAGCAGTCTGAGTTTGTAAAGAATCAGGATAAGATTATATCGGCTGTGAGGTCTGATTTGCTTTTGATGAAGAGAAGGGTGTTGGCTAAGAAGAAATTGGATGCCTTTGAAGAATTGATCAAGCCAGTATTCGGCAAGCATATTACGGGTGATGTATTAACTAAGTTTGAGGAAGAGGTTATTATGAATCCAGACGCTACGGTGGAGAGTATAGAGAGAGGTTTCCAGGAAGCGAAGAATCTGATTGACCAATATGGCAATATAGATCCTCGTAAGATGGAGAAGTCCACATTTTTCACAGGTGGTGATATTAATATACCAAATTTTGAGCGATTTGTTCAAGCGAATCCTGAATATAGAAAAACTTTTGATGTGTGGAGTAGGATGAATGACGAGTCAATGGATTTGGATATGCGTCATATGAATGCGTTTCGTGGTTATAGTTATGAGCCAATCAGGAAGTTATATGATTTTTTGATGGGATATAGGAAGGGTGGTCTTCAAGAATCTGAGTTTGGTTCCCCAGCGGTAACGCCAGAAGAGTTAAATGCTATTTTGCGTGGGTATTTAATTGCGGCATTATGGACGGAAGAGGAAAGGTTAAATGATGAATTGAGGGGTGATGATGACAGTCAGGTGTTTGATACTGATGAAGACGATGTTGATATCGATGATTTGCAGAGGTTGATGAATGTTTCTAATCATATAAGAAACAAAAATCTTGAGAGTTTCACCAGGGAAGATATGGAAGTTAATTCTGTTATCAAGGCGTATACGGATATAAGGAACTTTATTGAGTATGCTGGGGACGCTATTCATAATGCTATTGATGAGCAGGGTTGTGACCAGGTTGGTCATGATTTATGGTTAACGAGGAATCATCATGGTGCTGGTTTCTGGGATCGTGGGTATGATGGTAACATTGGTGATATATTGACATCGGCAGCTCATCGTCTGGGTGAGGTTGATCTATTTATAAATGACAATATGAGATTATCATTTGGTAATGAAAATAACGAAAATTTTATAATATGAAACAATTAAAAGAGGAAATATTAAAGATAAAGTCGATAATGGGGTTAAATGAGAGTGAGGATATTCCATATGCTGAGGAACTTCCGTTGGATAATGAGAATGATTTGGAGCGTGGTATCCAGGTGTGTAGTAAGTTACTAAAGGAATCGGAAATTTATATTGAGTCTATGTCTGGGGTGGTATTTAACACGGTAACGATCAGTGCGATACATGGTAATTATCAAAAATATGTGCAAATGGTAAAGGAGATATTAGCATTTAAATCAAAGATTGAGATGTATTATAATCAATATTTTGATTTAATTGATGGATATGATCGTGAGTTTGGTGTTGGTAATATACCTCAGCCGATACAGCGTAAATATGATACGCTTGACAGGATGGTTAGTGCTTTGGATTCCAAGGTGCAAGATATAAGTGAAATAGGTGAGGTATTGAGTGAGTTGGTTGATAAGGTAAAACATATGAGTCAGTACAACCCACATTTATTACAGATAAAAAATAATGAGATAGGTAACTCTAATTTACCCGCAGTTCAATAATATATATGGAAAAGTTAAATGAGCAATTAAATAGGATAAAGGAGATGTATTCTTTTGATGAGGCTGGTAAGCAGCGTGGTAAGAGTTTTACACATAAGAGTACATATAATCCTGGTACGCATACGTTATTTCGAATTAGATTTGCTGCTCTTGAATAACCATCGAGTAATTCACCATCGACAACAACTATTTCATGATTTAAATCATCTGGGTTTGGGTCATGGTATCGTTCTTCGTTACTATCATAATAAGCTTTAAAATCAGGATCTGTAGACAATAATGATGATACGGGGAAATTATCAATAGGTTGGAAGTTACGGGTTATGATTTTATCTTTAAAGCCCCAGGGGATATCGTCTTCCTCTGGTGTAATCATAATAATATGGTTCCAAACCGATTTACCTTTTACAGTAGGGTATTGGGATTCATTCAACCCCATTAACATTTTTATTTTGATTATATGTTCATTTAAGTTCATGATAATTTTTTTAGGTCATAAGTTGATAATCTATCTTTACCTTGTATACGTCTTACATTTCTGATGAGATCCGTATTATAAAGAACCATCATAGTTTCACCCCAGCCGAAAGGATTATCTACCAGTTCGTAGTCCACACCATTTTGTATGAGGAATGATTTCCAAGCTATAGATACTTTCGGGTTTAACAGATTATGATTAACGAGAATATTATTTATTAGATATGCTGGTACTTGATTATCTTTTAAAGGTCTATAGTTTAACCAATCAACTATTTGTTTTACTTTTGGTTTTGAGAATGTTGAGTTAAGAAATTGCATTACGGTTTCGAGTGGAAAGATCTTGTCATTAAGATCTGTTCCATGAGCTACGGAAACGAGGTAAAATTTTCTACTACCTTTAGCATATTTTATTGCCACATCATATTTAGTAATAAGATATAGACCTGCGCCGAATTTCTGTTTAGCGCTTTTTTGTTGATAGTCTGCATTGATATCATCGAGATCACCGCCATGAAAGAATAACATGGTTCCAGGTTCCTGGGTAATTTGTATTTCTTCTTCTTTTATTCCCATCATCCCTTTAATGCGGGATAGTTGTTCATTTAGTTTCATATTAGTTAAACATGTTTTTGCCCAACAAATTCTCACGATACATTCTCATTTTTATATCACGTTCCCATTGTTTTTTAATTTTTTCTGGTAATCGGTTTACAAAAGTTAGTGATGGCATCATATTGATCATATCTTGAAAGGACATATCATTCCATATATCTTTATTTTTATTATATAATTGTTTTATGTTATGGATTTGTGCTTGTCTTTCGAGCGAGTGAGTATTAATTGGTTTTGCATATGCTTGTGTTTGCAATTCAGCAGCTGTTTTAGTTGCTCTTTTATTTAGGAAATTAGTTATATGTTGATTATTTAATGTATCATCTAACCAATGAGTTAATTCATGATGAATCGAACCTTTAATTCTTGCTTCAGTAAAATCATTTAAAAAACGTATTTTTTGTTCATCGGGTATTGCATTATAGGCTTGAGTAAGATCCCCATCATGATTGGCAACAAGATCTAAACCCATAGTACTTATACTAATTGCTATTTTATGGTTATTTGGGTCATAATGATTAGGTTCTGTATTGATTAATATTTCACATGGGTTAATACTATGAGCTTTAATAGAAATTGGGTTTTTAAGTATATTTGTTGTTATTCTATCACGTTTTACATCACCCCAATTTAATTTATTTGTTTTTTTAAGGTTATCTACGAAGTTTTTAAAATAAAGATTATATATGAGATCAACATCACCTTCAACATCTGTTAGTGTTTCATTAATAAGAATTTCATTTAGTCCGATAATTTTCCTTAATTTATTAATGGTTTCATTCAGTTTCATTTCTTTAACTTGTTTGAATATACACCTCATTAAATCATCATATTCTAAATTTGGTGCCAGATCATGTACGGGGTTCATTTTGATTTCCAGATTAACATTCAAGAGTGTATTTAGTATTTTTGCGGCGTAGGTTCTGTGATGACCATCTTCAACATAGAATTTAAATTTTTCATATGATATATCAATTGGTTCGGATAGGTTGATTGTTTTCGCCCAATCAATTTTAGATAGTCCACTTCTTTTTTGTTCTGATTTAACATCCTCGTAATCAACTTTCCATTTTATATTGAGTTTATTTGGGTCTATGGTTTTTATTTCACTATCTGAGAATCCATAGGCTAATTTATCCAACATTTCTGATGATAGACCACCCGCTCGAAGAAATTGTTCATCGGTTTCAAAATTATTAACCAAAGTTATCACCTCTGGGGTTAATTTTATATGTGGGCAAATTATACCTGGTTTCATATTAAATGTTTTCTATATTGGTCGTAATTTTTTTCAATCCAGAATACAATAGTTTTTAAGTCATCTGATTCGAATAATATTCTCCCAGTTTTTTTACTTTTGATAGCGAATTGTTTATTTTCACCTTCTTCGATTGCCATAATATTTGTGGCGGTTTTGCCATAAAATATTACTTGTGGTTCTTCATCACCGTGATGCCATAAACGTAAACCTGAAGCTCTAAAAATAACAGCTTCATTCCCATATTTATTACCATAACCGTGATTACTTCTATAATATCTATTAAATTCAGATATTAAATATGCGAAGTTATAACCCCCATATTTTTTATCAAATTCACCAAGGCTGGTTGTAAGACCGAGTTTTGTATAATCATCTACACCGTATTTAAAACCCTGAGATTCAATAGCGTAAGCATCATTGGTGAAGTGTATCATCCATTGATTTTTAACCAAAGAAGGGGATCCGAAGAAGCTCCATGCTGGATATTCTTGATCTGGGATATCCAGGCTATGACTATCGATATTATCCTTAAGCCATTTAGCGAATGATGTAAATAGTTTGGGGTTATGTTGTTCAACCCAATCGATTATTTCAAATGTTTCGTAAGGATCACCTGGTTGTGTTATTCCATCTGAGTCAATAAATTCGTGAGTTGGTGGGGTAAATTCTTCTCCGCTCACATCCAAGAAATCTTTAAACATATATGGGAATTCATGTGGTAAGCTTTGTTGTTTTTGTTGGTCGGTTAAGCTAAAGTATTGTTTAAGGTAAACAACTTCATTAGTCACGAACTCATTAATTGTTCTAATATGTTTTTTTAAATTTTCTTGAATTTGTTTATTTTTATTCAGGAAGTCATCTATTGCTGATTGTTCATAACCGAGAAGTTGACCTATTCGTTTAATATCTTCTGGTGCGGCATTTTTAGAGGGGAAAAACCCTCCGTATTTATCAGCCAATGCATTTAATTCTTGAGCTTCTTTTTCGAATCCAGGTTTATATATAATCCAATTATTATATGGATTTGATTTAATTTTCATTGCGTGAAGTCCAGCATCATTGATTATTTTGGCGAGTTGGTTATTAGTTAACCCTTTATTTAAAGTATTTGTATCACCAGATTTTACATATGTTATTTGACCCACGTTTCTTTTACCTTTAACCAATGTCATAATGGCATCATAGTTATTATATGCTTCAGAAGGGTGTATGGATTCATCGAGTGGGTTTTTCAGGTCAACCATTGTGTGGTTGTTTACATATTCTTCAAATTGAAATAATTTACCATTTATTTCATTGATAGTTTGGTCGAGTTCTTCTTTAGATATATTTGTTTTATTAATGTATTCTTTAATATATGACAAATTTTCGGCAGCCATTCTGCTTGCTATATTTATTGCCATATATTGCAATTGGTTCATATTATCTGGTTTGGTGACGATTATTCCAAATTTGAGATAGAAAACGAAATTAAATGTTGTGTCACTGCGTTGATATTTTGTGTAATTAAATTCGCATACGGTATTAAAATTCGGAAAAATGTGAGTACCGCCGCCTATATTAGCTTCAACGTTTGAATTGTATACAACTTTTTGAAATCCGATGGCTTTATCGTTTGATATGTTATTAAAACTTTTAAAGAACGGTACCCTGGTTAGGAAATAATCAGCGGTAAGGTCAGGCTGAACGAAATTCTCATTCAGGTTAATAAAACCCCTCATCTTTTTCAGTTGTTCTTGCAGTTTTTGCATCTATTATATTATTTAATATAAATACTTTAAAACAGGTCTAAAGTAAATTTTCGTGATATTTATATGTGTATTTTTGTGTATGAATACGTATATATACTTATAAATCAATATATGAGAAAAGATAGAGTCAAGTTTTCATTAATTTTTGGTATTTTCACTATGGTAACATTTTTTGTACTAAAGTCGTTAATATTATTAGGTATTGTTACGGTTGGAGCTTTTACTAATATTATTGAACTTGTATGTGCGATTGTTTTTATACCTATTTTATATACAATATATAATGAGTTATTGCTTAAGACTAAGGAATTTAGGGTTACTCAGGATTATACAGGTAAATTAAATAATTTGTTAGTAGAGCATTCAAATAATGATTCATATTATGATGGTAATATAAATAAGGTTGCGAAACATTTAACTAAAGATGTTGCATATGCGATGGATGTTGAGAGGGTGTCTGTTTGGTTATTGAACAATGATAAGGATGCTCTTGTTTTACAACAATTGTATATGAAATCTAACAATACATATGAGAGTGGACATGTTTTTAAGAAATCACAATATAAGCCATATTTTAAATATTTGTTAAGCAAACCTGTAATGGTTGTTGATGATGTGAGTACACATCCAGGTACGATTTGTTTAAATAGTGTTAATGTTCCTTTAGGTATTAAATCTATTTTGGATGTACCTATTTGGTATAAGGGTGATATTGTTGGTGTTATTAGTATTGAAAGTTCTGAGCCACGTAAATGGGTAAATGAAGAAATAGATTTTGCACAAGTTTTAACTTCATTATTTTCATTTACATATTCAGTTCATATGAATAATTTGTTAACTAAAGAATTTTTTGACTTCAAAGATTTTGTTGATAAGTCGTTGTTAGTTTTCAGAGCAGATCCGAATGGTAATATAACATATGTTAATAAAAATTTTGAATTAGTATCTGGTTGGAAATTAAAAGAACTTTACGGATTAAATTATAGAAAATTAACATATGAGTCTGATGATTTTTGGGATGATGCGTCTAAGGTAATTAGGCAAGATGGTAAGGTATGGAAGAGTTTGATAAAATTAAAACATAAGAATGGTAAATCTTTTTGGGTTGATGCTTATGGTATGGGTAGATTTGATCCTGAGAATGGGCAATTAATAGAGGGTGTTGATGTCTGGTATGATGTAACGGATATGATGGAAAATGTTCAAGAGATAGAGCAAAAAAATACATATTTAGAACATGCTGCTAAGATTATCCGTCATGATATGCATAGTGGTATTAATACCTATATTCCGAGAGGGGTTTCAGCTTTGGAGCGTAAATTAACACCAGAATTAATTAAAAAATACAAATTAGAGAACCCTTTGAAGTTATTGAAAGAGGGTTTGAAGCATACGCAGAAAGTTTACCAAGGTGTATATGATTTTACTAATTTAGTAAAGAAAGATGTGGAATTGGTGAAAACGCCATTAAGTCTTAGTAAAATATTGCGTAACTTTTTATTTGGTATGGCGTATATTGACCAGGTTGTTATCGCTGATTTACCAACGATACCTGTAAATGAATCGTTATTTTGTACAGCTGTGGATAATTTAATAAGAAATGGTTTAAAATATAATGACAGTACAACAAAACAGGTTACTATTTATATGGAGAACGAAAACACTTTAGTAATAAGGGATAATGGTAGGGGTATGTCACAAGAAGATTTAATAAATCTGTCAGAACCGTATAAGAGAAAAAAAGATCAAAAAGAATTAGGTACTGGTTTGGGGTTAAACATATGTATGGCAATACTAAAAGAGCATGGATTTGCTATGACATGTGAAAAGATAGCTGAAGGTGGTACTAAAATTAAAATTAAAATTAAATGAAATCAGATGTAAAAGAACAAGAAAAACTTGTTGACATTGAAAATGAAATGATTGAGTCAATATTGTTAGTTGATGACGAAAATTTGTTTCACTTGGTTTTCGAGGATGCGTGTAGTTTATTAGATATTACATTAACACTTGAAACCATAAATAGCTCAGATGATGCTGAGAATTTATTTAAAACTAAATATAAGGACTTAGGTTCACGACCAGCATGTGTGTTTGTGGATTTAAATATGGTTGGGTCTTCTTTCGATGGTATTGAGCTTGTTCGTAGGATTAATTTCGAGCATGGTAATAATGTGGTAATTGGAATAATATCTTCGAGTAATGAAGCTGAAGAACAAGCTAAGGCTGTAAAGGCTGGTGCCCAATTCTGGATAATAAAATCTGATGAGATTGAACCGAGGTTGGAGGAATTTAAAAGAGATTTTCCAAAATATTTAAATCGCGCAGCGCCTTTTAAGATATATAAATAATATTTATAGTAATGATTAAGTTTAATGATGAGTTAAAAAAAGATTTGTTAGATTTATACAAATCAAAAAGAGTTGCATTAGAGGGTAATATTTTAAAATTAGTAAGTCAGGATGGTGATGACGAATTTAATCAATATTTACGTGAGGCTATTGAGAATGATCGTGATTCAAGGAGAAAGCGTTTAGAAATAACCAAACAAATTCAGGAGCGTAATGATGAATTGAGTAACGCTCAGAAAGAAAATGGTAAATTAATGCGTGAATTACAGGATGCGTTAGATGAAGCGAAAAAAGCTAAATCTGAGGCTGAAAAGTTAAGAGATGCAGCTGTTGAGGATTTGGATTCCCTTCAAAGGCGAACTCAATATGAAATGGTTGGTATGATTGTAAGATCTGCGTTGTATGTAATTATTGGTGTTGGTCTTATAACCACTGGGTTATATTTTTATGCTTTGAGCCATCATTATGATACCAAAATTTTGGAATCGGCTTGGAGTAATATGTTTGGTATATTACTAACAAATAGCTTCAGTATAATTGGTACAATAATGGGTGTGAAGTATGCATCAGAACAAAAAGAAAAACATAAAGATAAATGACTAAATTAATTACTGAGATATCAAGGATTAGGGTAATTATGGGTTTAACTGAGAATATTCAGTTAGCTGATAAATTGTATTTTAAGCCAGGTCTACTTAGTGATGAGGTTAGAAACGCAATTCTCAATATAACTAATGGGGATAATTTCACCAAATTGGTTGCTGATTTATATATGCAATTCAATAGGTTTGAGGGTGATAATTCACCTAATATTGTGCGATCATCTCTTACCATAGTTGAAGATTTTTATGATGAATTAATTAACTATAACAAAAAGTTATTCCCAGTACCAGGGAATCTCTCAGATTATGCGTTTCAAACAGATAGGAATGATTGGCATATAATTACATTATATGAGTTATTAAGGGATCGTAATAAATTGGTTTACCAATGGAGTAAAGTACCTAATATAATCAGGCGAAATCTGGGTAAAGCTCTTAATGATTATATTTACGGAGAACAAAAACCTAACCATTATTTACCACATTACTTTAAAACGGGTGCGGAGATACTTAAAGAGATAAATGATATTATCAAGTTGATGCCTCAGCGTAAATTTGAAGAGGTTGTACCTAAATTATTTAGTAGCGATAAGACTCTTCAAAATATGAAAGATGGTATTTCGAATCTTAAAAATACTTTAAGTATGCTTAATTCGAATATGGGTATTGATATGGAAACCGTTATAGATATGGTTCAACAAGTCAATGCAGACATTATTCAACAGACCCATAAATTATTAGTTGTTAGGGTTAATGATGCTGACGCTATGCAACATCTCGGTTGTTATAGTTCTTGGTGTTTTGCTGTACCAGGTGGTGATAATTATTGGGATGATTACGCTGGTAAAAATTATGTTTATATCATATATGATTTTTATATGGATATTGAAGATGCGAGATTTATGCAAGTTTATTTACCAGATACGGGTGAATTATTTATGAGTAATAATATAAATTTTGAAACGCAATATGATGAAAATCCTTACGGATATCTTGTAGATCTTGGTGTTGACACCGATAAATTAGTTTAAATATTTACGTACAGCTAATTTCCACAATGGCGAAATAATTTTTTTCATTTCAGTATATATTTCATCTGACCATTTTTGTAATGCGGTTGGGTTAAGAAAATATATTGCGAAGTTTTCGGCAAATGTTTCACCACTATTTGTGGTTCCATATTTTGTTGGTGAGTATGCTGGGTTTGCGGCAATACCCCTATATTGTGTTTGGGTTTGGTATACGTGACCCATTTCATGCAACACATAATATAAAGACATATGCGTTGTATAATAGATTGTATTACCAACAGCGTGAGCAATGTCACCACTACCTCTATTTGACTCCTGGTACTCCTTTGGTATGGCTTCAAATCCAAGGATATTAGCCAAAGTTTGTAGTGTTTTTATTGGGTTTTCAACGTGAATATCGAAGTAATCGTTCATTGAAATAAACCCACGCTTAGTACTTATATCACCAGCGTACTTCATAAAATTATCGAAATTATTAAAGTCTTTTTGTGATTTTATATTATCAATATTAATATCTGACATATGTTTTGGGTCATGATAAACATCATCAAAATTCACATTAAATTTTCTTTTAAGTATTTCTTTATAGCGCTGGTATTTTGGATCATCTGGGTTCATGCTGATGATATCGATATACATTTGTTTTTCTTGTTCACTTGTATCTTCAACACTTTCATTTAAATCATCTCTGGCATCACCATCCCCGTTTACATAGTCGTCATAATTAACAGGGGTAATGGTTATCATATTGGGTATGAATTGAACATCTGGTATTTTTTTCCATGTATATGCCGTACCATTTTCATAATGGTATGGGGAAATATCTACATTATAACACTCTTTGGTCGTTGAGTCGTACACATAAATTGATGTGTGGCATTCGTATTCGTTATACAGATGAAAAGCACCAAATTCGGTATTATTATGAATAACATTAACCATTGCTTCAGCCACGTCATCACATATACCACCACCGCCATATATTTCATCATAACCATCTTCATCTTGTTCCCATTCATTATAAACACCCTGGGCTGCTTGCGCTAACTGAACTCTAAGTGCTTTAATTGATTGTATGAGTCTACCATCGCCATCGATATTTTCCAATATTTTGATGGCGTTTGTTAACGCATTACAATTGTAATACTTTTCGTTAATCAATGTACTTATTAGGTTCATATTAAGGTAACGGTACTTCAGTATCTGTTGTATTAGTTGGTTCTGACTTTGGTGGCTCTGGTGGTGTAGGTGGTGTAGGTGGTTCAATTGGGTTACCTTTTTTGAAAATCTTTTCAAGCACTGTTAAACCAAGACCGCCACCAGCAACAATAGCTAATGTTTCGAACATGAACTCTGGTGTTAACCAATTATTTTTCCATGCAGCCAAATATGTTAATATAATTAAATTCAATAAGGTAAACATAGCTGAAAACCTCTTACTTGAGGTTTCACTATTACCAGATACTAATTCATAAAAAAACTTTTTCATATATAATTTATTTATCAATTGCACGATCACATGAATCGCAATAATTTACAGTACATTTGGTACCACAATTTGGGCATGTATAATCACCCTTTGTTACACCATTTGGTAAGGTTTCTTCGTTTGTTTGAAAGGTTTCGGGGTTACGATCTTGCTTATTAGCGGTTGCGTAATAGATTTTCTCACCTTTTTTCTTTCCGTACTGTTTTTTAAATTTATTTATTATATCCTTTTTTTCGAGGATATATGTTTCATTCACACCCATTGTTTTATTTCGATCAATTTGATTTGCAATATCTTTTCTGCTGTCAATAAAAGCCCCAACTTCAGATGGTTTCAATTTACGAATACCATCATCACCCAAATTTAATAAACCAGCATTAGCTAATTTACTAAGTATTATATATTTATCAGCGTCATCTTGAATAAACTCCCATTCTGACGCTCTTGATATTGCTTCAGTTGGTGTTACACCATTGGGTTTTTTCCTTCTTATCGAATCTACGAAAAAATCAATATTTTTAGTTGGTGTACCATGTTTTTCCCCACCAACATTCATATATTGAATACCGTCATCTGTTTGGTTTTCATTTACATTATGCGAATAAAATGAATCAGCCGCTAATTCTTTTCTTTTATCGGTATATGGATCTTCTTGGTTTTTTTGAAAATTTTGTTGCATATATCTATCAAGCAATTTATTAATTTCCACCTCAATATCACTTCTAAATTGTTCTGGGTTAACTTCTGGGTCATGTTTTAGACTATAGTCCATATAACTATAAAGTACCGATTGGATTTCATCAATAAAATATTCATTTTCAGAATAATCTGGTTCGAATGCTTCATCTTGTGGTGCTGGAAGACCTTCTCTTTCACCAGGCATAGAGAAGAATTCGTTTATACCCATAATTCCCCTCATGCGAGAAAGCTGTTCATTTATGATATTTGCCATATTATTTAATAACTTTAATTGATTTTATTCTAAAAACTTTTTCGTTCATTTCATCACAAGCGCATGTTGGTGATGTTGAACCTGAAGGTACTTCTTCACTAACACTTTGTGTGATTAAGCTATTAACTAATTCAAGCATTTGATTTTTTAGTTGTTCATTTGTTGGCATTTCCAACTTTGTTAATAGATCTCTCACATCACCAAGTATTTCATCTTTGTTTGATAATTGTTTACCCGACTTCAATTTAATCAATTTTAGATATAACCCAGTTTCATATAATATTCTTTTAAATAATTGTATTTCACTATCTTTTTCTTCAAGAAAACTGAAGAACTTTTGTAGTTTCATTTGATTTTCATATTCATTATGTTCTGAATCCGTATCTAATTGTTTTTCGTTTATGTAACGATTTAATTCATAGGTACCAGATGGCATTCTATAGATTTGGATTGCGAGCTTCTTTTTAGCTGGTACACCATCCTTATACAATGTAAGGTATCCTCTTTTTGTGGCACCATAACTAACGCCGCCCGTACCGAATGAATTAAACATTTCATCAGCATCAACGGTATAACCTTTAGATTCTGCGTATTCTGTTGCTTTTTCAAGAGCTTGGCTTAACATAGCGTGATAAAGATCGGGTTTATTTGATCTTTTATTTGGGTTTACACCCATTTCTTTAATATCACCTTTTTCCATTTTATTTAATTTTGTGTAATAATCTGGATCTTCTTCGAGATGGTCAAGAACAATTTCCAGGGTTTTAAATTTATCGTCATGTGTCACATTATATTTACCTTCAGAACCGTGTTCTTTTTCAACTTCCATACCCATGCGTATTTGGTCTGGTTTATATTTTGAAAGGTCGATATTATGTTTTTTAGCTACATCCTCAACTGATTCTTCTTTTACAAATTCAGGTGTGATAACACCACTATCTTCACCATATGGTGTTGTCATACCAGTTTCATCAAACATTTCTGACACACCCTCAAATTTAGGGTATGATATACTATTACGAACAGGATCAGCCATTTCTTCTGGTGTTGTTTCGTAATTCTCTAATAGAGTTATATATTTTTTTATTTTTAATAACTCTTCATTTAATTTGATATGTTTCATATTATATAAATAGATATAATTTGGCTTAAACTCTACCTTTATCAAATCTTTTTTGTCTATCATCAAGACCGTTATAACCTCCGTTAATTTTTTTTGTTATTAATTTAAAGTTAGTTAAATTTGGTTCAACGTTAGCGGGTTTAGTGAGATCCAACTTATCCGCAATTTCGTTAAGTTTTGTTTTATTCCAAAACCAACCAGCTGAAAGTGTTGAGTATCTAAGCTGTGTTTCGTTAGATGATTTGGTATTTTTACCACCAAGTAGTGTTGGTGTGCTGACGAAATCAACATTAAATGATTCGGATAAAGCTTTATAGTTTGCTTTACCAGTAATTTGTATTAATCCTCTACCCTTATATTTAGGGCCGTCACCAGGTGTATTATTACCTAAATCTTCTCTACCATTATAAGCTTCACCTGAAGCCAATTCTTCGGTATAGAATAAACTACCAGATTCGTGACCTACTTGGGCTAAGAAAGCGACTTGTCTATTTTTTGTATTTATATTATATTTTTCACAAGTTTCTATTATGAATGGTAAAAAGGTTTCAGCTAATTTTTCGCTACAGCCTGTTGTTTTAATTATTAGTTGCTTATCCATGACTTTTATATTTATTATAAATATTTATAAGAAAGTAAAAAAATGGATTCTAACCAAATATTTAACGCAATTACATATAATTTAAGTATGGTTATGAAATCAGGTGATTCTGATAATCGTGAAAAACATATAAATAACGCCACACATTTCTTTAATATGTTAATTACAGATATACGTGATAGCAAGGCAGCGAACCTTCATTTGGGCGGTAAAGTGCAATCAAATTCGGAACCATATGACAATTATAAGCATTATAAAGGTGGTGATATACCAGGTTTGGCTGAGAGTTGGATGAGTACGAGGGCTGGGGCGTTAGGTGAAACTTTTGGTGAGGCGCCAAGTTTATCTCAATGTTGTCAACAACAAATTGTAGATAATGATGTATGTTCACATTGTGGCAAAAAGTGTAAAGAAATGCCGAATGAAGTGAAAGTTAATGAGGCAATCAATAAAATAAAAAATCTTTTTTAATTATGGAAAAAGCGTTTAAATCAAAAAGAAGAAGACCAGGTATTCACTCTAAGAACAAATCTGGTAGGGTTAAAGGATCTAAAAACTATCTTAAGCGTTACAAGGGACAGGGTAGATAAACAAAAACCCCAGTTGTTAGCTGAGGTTAATGTCGTATAAAAGCGTCATTAAGGGCTTTTTATTGGTTAATGTTGTATTTCTACGACATTAGTTTCATTTTTTTTGTGTTCACGATAACGTTTTTGTCGTTCTCTTTTTTTATCACGATTTTCGATATCATAATTTTTAATGCGCTCAAGAACCTTTTCACGGTTTTTTTGGTAGTAGGTGTTACCGTTTTCTTTATCTTTTTGGTATCGTTCTTTACGTTTTTGATTTAATCGTTCTTTATTATTTTTACGATATTCTTTGGCGTATTCAGATTTCTTTTCTTTATTTTTTTCATAATAATCTTTTTTCTGTTTTTTACGCTTTTCACTATTACGTTCATCACTGGTTTTACGCCATTGTTTTACCTTTTCTTTGTTCTTTTTACGATATTCCTTTAGATATTCATTTATTTTATCACGATTTTTCTTTTGGTATTTACGGATATTAGATTTAATCTGTTCCTTATTTTCTTCGTAGTATTCTTTATCGTATGTTGACATATGTGGTTTTTTTATATTTTAAGCTACATATACCATGAAATATATTTCATGCATTGGTCTTGTTACAGCAACGTAGTGAATATTTTTTTCTTCCTGGTCAACATCACCGTCCTTTGTTATATATGTAAAATCTTCATGTTTTTCGTTTTTTGCTACATCTGGATCGAGTGAGTTAACGATAACACATCGTGGGAATTCACGACCTTTACTTTTATGTATGCTGGTTATAAATTTATTTGAATTTTTATTATCTTCAATAAACTTAAGTAAAGCGTCCTGTGTTTTAAAGAATGGTACGATATTATCCAATCTCTTTTTTAGAGATATATTAATATTATTATCTTTAATATGTTTTATATCTTCGGGCGTAAAATAATTATTATATCGTATTTTTTCTTTAAGTTTTAGCAACCATTCTTCCATATCCTTTATGGTTCTGTTTGCACGAGCCAGGACTGTTAGTGGCTGATCATCCCTTATCATTTCGATAAGTTCAAACTTATCAATTAATTTATTAGCTACAGTTCCATCATCTTCTGAGTGTGGAACGGCAACAATTTTACTATATTTATTAGCGTTTTCGACAATTTTCTTATCAGATCTAAAATTACGTGATAATGTCATTCTTATTGTTTTATGAGCTTTATTAAGTAATTGCTCAATAAGTTCGCAGTTAGCGCCAGTAAACCCGTATATAGATTGGTTTTCGTCACCAATCAGATAATATTGTTTAGCTTTGATAGCTAATAATATCTTCAGTTGTAGGGTAGATGTATCTTGATATTCATCAATAAATATATGATCATATAAACCTTCAAAATATTCTTTATATTTTGGATCACGAGATAATTTCTCAGTATCAATAAGCATATCTGAGAAATCCCTTGATTTAGTATCTTTTAAAAATTTCACATAATCAACATAATGATCTGGTTTTGGTAATTTAATACCATCAGCTGATTGTAGTTTGAATGCAGAGAAAGAAGCGGCTACACTTGTACCTTCTTCGTAAAAGAAATTCATAATTTGATGAAAATCATCTTTAATTCTTTTAGAAGCTGACTGTGCTGGTTTATGTTTTTCACGATACCAATTTACAAAATCATAGAATGTGGATATTTTTTTGAATTTACCCATTTTACCTAATAAAGATGCGGTAAAACTATGAATTGTTGTTATCTTAACATCATGTTTTATTCGCCTTTTAAGTTCATCAACAGCATCGTTGGTGAAGCTGAAGAATATCATTCTTGATGGATCTACACCGTTTTCAACCATTCTATTTAGCCTACCTACTGTGGAATGTGTATTATGTGTAACAATATGATTGTCAGTAACGTATAAATGATCAGGATGATCTATTTCAATACACTGACATTCCACAGTATCAAAATATTCTATAGATTCAAATGCTCTATATGGTACATATGTACTTATACCTTTTTTAACTAAAACTTCAGCTTTACGTGGTAAAGTAAAGGCTCTATATTTCAATTCTTCTGGTAAACAAATATGCATAACATAGGCTTGATTACATTCTATGTATATATTATTTTTTTTATATCTACCTTGTTTCGGTCTTACGTAAACAACACCACCTATTGAATTAACCAATTCAACGATATTATCCACTAAAAGCTTTGATGATAAAGTTATTACAATAGTATTGTTCTCAGGATAGCCATCAGTATCTAACAGACCATTTAATAATCTAAATCGTTGTTCTTTTGATGCCGTCATGTATTCTTGTGGAATAAATTTTTCAACAGATAGATGACCCATTAAACCTAATTTACGTAATGCTGTAATTAATTCATTATAATGATCGGCATCTTCCTGTGGTTTAGATATTATGTATTGTCCAGTTACATTTTTACGTTCCAATAATCTAACACCAAACGGTTGTACTAATTCATGAATTTGATCAACAATAAACGAATCACTATTAGTGAAACTAATTTGTGATTGTTGGCTTATGCCACCATCACCCAATAAACAACCCAAAAGATATGGGTCAATGGGTAATGATTTTTCAGGATATACTATATCGGTTAATGGTATGTAATAAAACTTATATTTTATACCATTACAATCCGTTCTATATAGTTTTTCTGAAATTTTATCCGTTGTTAATACCTGATGATGTGGACTACCACTCGATCTTTGATCACGTGTTTGTACACACCACAGATGTTCTTTACCAGCATAAGTAAAAGAACCATCACTAAAATTAATTTTGTATGCCGCTTTTAGTCCTTGAGGATATATGTTAGTTATTTTACTTAATTCACCTGTTGGCGTTAATACACTGTCCCCAGGTTTTAAATCACCCATTTGTCGCCAACCTGTGGGGGTTAGAACTTTACAAAAAAGTGGTTGCTCTTTACCACTACCAGCGGTTGCTGCTAATATAACCGAAGCATCGCCATCATATTGTATAAAATCAGCTTGTTCTTGCGTATAATTATTCATCCGTCTTTTTTTTATACAATATTAGTTATTTTTTATCACAGTTCAAAATTATTTTAGAATTTAATTGACATTTTGTTTCGTTTACGTATATTTATTTCTGGAACCTCACATTATTAACCTTGAGTCTATATGACTATTGAGTTGTCTAACTGGCAACGAAAAGGTTGGTAAATTAAAAAAGAGAGGAAAAAACATATGATTACAACTACAACGTACACTTATAATAGTGTGCAAATACCAGAGGCATACGTGACCACTGGTAAGAATCGAGTTAAACAGTACGGAAAGACTGTTTACATGAACGATAAACAAGAATTCGAGATTGAACTTTTCAATCCTAAAACTACAGCGGTTCTTGCTAAAATTAAACTTAATGGTACCTACATTTCAACCAGAGGTATCTACATTAAACCAGGTCAAAGGATTTTCTTGGATAGATTTATTGATAATAACAATAAATTTTTATTTTCAACATATGAGGTTGAGAATTCTGGTCAAGCTAAAGGTGCTATAGCTAATAATGGTGATGTTGAAATTGAGTTTTATGATGAATACATAAAGCCAATACAACCTGTTACGCTTAATTTTTTTGATTATAGTATACCTGCGTATAATGGCGGTTCATTTGGTATGCCGAAATATTCGAGTACTGCGCCAAATCAAACGATGTACACATCCTCAACGGATATCTTATCACGATCAGTTAGTTCTTCATCAGATGTGTTAAGATCTAAAGCACCGAATACGAAAACGCTATCTTTAAATAAAGCTACTTTGGATAGTATCGAAACTGGTAGAGTTGAGAAGGGTTCAGCATCAAATCAATCATTTACTGAAACATGGGGTGATTTTAATACATATACATCTAATAGGGTATATTGGAAAATTGTTCCGCAATCACAAGAACCTGTACAAATTGTACCCCAGGTTAATTTTTGTACTTCTTGTGGTACTAAAATAAAGAAAGAAAGTTTTAAATACTGCCCAAACTGTGGTAATAAGCTAAAATAAATTAAAATAAGTGAGGTTCCTAAAAATAAGTGGTAGAAATATCACTTTTTTTGTGTCTTTTACTGAAAATAAAAGTATTTATTATAAAATAATAAGAATATGAGTATTAAATATAGAATTACTGAAGCTCAGTTGATGAAGATACATGAGCGTTTAAATGAATCAACAGATGTTCCAGCAAACATGGAAGATCCTGAAAAACAATCTGGTTTTGTTCACGAAACCGATGATGAAGATGAGGATGATACTGTGGTTGAAACAACTAAACAAGCGCCTGAAGCTAAAAACCCTGCGTTTATGGCTAAAAAGATGCAAGAAGAAGTTGGTAAGGAGAAGTTCTCAGGAACTAAAGTAGCTGGTACTAAGACTCCAGGTACTTGGGATAAAACGGTAAAATCAGGTAAAACTGTATCAGACCAGATTAAGTCAGGTGGTTCGGCTAAGAAAATAGAAGGAACAAAGGCAAAGACTGGCGAATGGGAGGGTGTAACAAAGACTTCACCTGAAGCTAAAGCTCACATATTAAAAGGTATGAAAGCTGGCGATGTTAAAAATAGTATGGGTGTTAAATCCACACCAACTAAAGACACTGCCGATAAAGGTACAACTCAATCAGCTGATGCTAAAAAGCATATCAGCAATTCATTAAAATCTGGCGGTGCAGCAAAGGATATAGAAAGCGCTAAAGCAAAAACAGGAAACTGGGAAGAAGCTAAGACAGGTTCGGTTAACGAAAAGAAATCAATGTCTGCGAAAGAAATGAGGGATGAGAAAAAAAGAGCTATGGAAGAAAGAGCCAATAAAATGGACGGTTTAGCATAAGCGAAAATAATATTTATTATATAAAATGGGTTCTAAATTAGAACCCATTTTTCTTTCTATTAATAAATTTTGATCGAAGGTAATCAAGATCGTTTTCCTGTAAAACCTGACGTTGACTCTCATTATCAACAAAGTGGTACTTTTTGTTTCCAAGGTTTGCTATCAGATCCTCAGCAATGTTGAGGGTATTTAAACACTCATCAACATCAACATATTCATTATTTGTGTGCATATTATAGTAACCAACGGATATGTTAAGACATGAAAAATCATAATTTTCTTTTAAATAACATATGTCTGTATATGGGTGTCGACCCATTTCAATTGTACAATCCATGTGTTTTTCAAGTATTGGTCTGACTATTTTAATAAACTCACCTTTTAAATCGAACAATTTTATACCATGTGATGTATAGGTTACCCAATTATTCCCTGGGGCATCAAATTCAATAGCGTAACCAACATTTTCAAAAAATTTAGGTTCTGCAAGTCTGGCGCCGTAACAACCAAATTCCTCACCAACCAAGAATACCGCTTTAATGTTTTCTACTTCACGTAAAAGTTCAAGACATACAAACACCCCAGCCTTATCATCGCCGCCAATACCTGTTAGTCTACCGTCTAATGTTTTAGCGTATAATTCTTTTTTATTTTCTGAAAAATGAACATTAAATTCACATATCTCATGAACTGTATCTGTGTGAGCTACAACACATGGAAAATATTCAGCTTTACCTTTGGTGACGTATATATTACCAATATCATCCACAATATATTGTAAACCCAAATCATCCAATATATTGGATATTTTTACTATAAGTCTATCTTCTTTAGCAAAGAAGGTTGGTGTTGATAGTATATCAACTAAGCGATCAATCTTTGACTGCATAAGATATTATATTTTCTGAATTATCTATTTTTTTCAGATCGAATTTACAAACTAACTTAGCATATTTGTTAACGATTGGTTTACCTGTATTATAAGCACCAACGGCAAGTTTCCAGTTACCATATTTATCATATAATTTTTTTAATAATTTATATGATAAAATCACATTTAGTTCGGTATTATTTAATAATTCTTTTTTTGTTATTGTGGTATCTGATATACCGTTGGCTGTTGCCAGTTTAATTTGCATAGCACCGTAAGCCTTATGTTTCGAAATTCTTTTCGGATTATAATTTGTATCATTAGTCCCCCTATAACTTGTTTCGTAATAAGGTACTCCGTATGCTATATTTTTTGGTATATTATATAATATTGAATATTTTTCAATATAAAATGCCATTTTAACCGATTCTGGTAATTTTTTAAAATCGGAGTCAGATATATAGTTACGAGTTAACCACGATGATAAAAATATCGCAAATACAAACAAACATGTTAATAAAATCTTCTTTTTCATATAGTTATATTTTATATAAATATGCCACTTTTTACTTAAGTGGCACAAATATACTTATTAATTCGGTAATAACCAAATTATTGCGGATTTATTTTTATAGTTGGTTTTTCAGTTTTCTTATCATAATTTATTATGATATGCGCAAATTTTGGCATATGTTCCTTTAATAATTCCTCTGATATTGGATTCTCCAAGTTTTTAAGTATTGTCCTTTGTATGTCCCTGGCACCGTAAGCTTTATCAAAACCACATTTTAGAATAAAATCTCTAATACCCTTATTGATTTCCAATGTGTAGTTGGATTCTAACAATCTATTTTCCAGATCCACAAGTTGTATATCAATTATTTTCAATAAATCTTCCTCTGTTAAATAATTAAAGAATACGAGTTCATCTAATCTATTAAGAAATTCAGGTTTAAAATGCTTTTTAAGTGCTTTTTCTATTATATCCCTACCGTTTTTATTGTTGGTTGTTTCATCACTATTAAAACCAATTTTCACACCAAAATCTTGAATATCTTTCATCCCGATATTAGATGTCATTATTATTATGGTGTTTTTGAAATTAACTTTTCTACCAGCACCGTCTGTTAGATGACCATCATCCAACACTTGTAATAATATGTTAAATATATCTGGGTGAGCTTTTTCAATTTCATCGAACAATATAACAGAATATGGTTTATTCTTAACTTTTTCGGTTAATTTACCACCTTCTTCATATCCTATATAACCAGGAGGGGCACCAATAAGTTTACTAACATCAAATTTTTCCATATATTCGGACATATCAAATCTTAGTAATGAATCTTCCGTACCAAATACTTTAACAGCGAGTGTTTTAGCTAATTCTGTTTTACCAACTCCAGATGAACCTATAAACATAAATGAACCTATAGGTTTACTTTTTCGACTAATACCTGTACGATTACGTCTTATAGCCGATGCCACTTTACTTACAGCCTCATCTTGACCTATAACACATTCTTTAATTTCATTATCGATATCTATCAATTTTTTTATCTCATTTTGAGATACCCGACTAACGGGTATACCCGTCATTGACGATACAACATCCGCAATCATATCTTCATCGATAACTGTTCTATCATTTTCAAGTGTTCTTTTCCAGATAGTTGATTCCTTATCAAGTTTAGCTAATAGTTTCTTTTCCCTATCTCTTAAAGCTGCCGCCATTTCAAAATTTTGATTTTTAACAACGTCTTTCTTCTCTAAAATTACATCATTAATCTCATTTTGTAATTCTTTTATAATCTGTGGTGGTTTAAGGTTTAGTTGCGTTCTTGAACCAGCCTCATCCATTATATCCAATGCTTTATCGGGGAATTCACGATTTGTTATATACCTATCAGCTAATCTAACTATCTCTTCTATGGCATCGTCAGTATATTCTACTTTATGATAATCCTCATATTTAGATTTAATATTCTTTAATATCTGTGTTGTTTCGATAATGTTTGGTGGATTTATCGTTACCTTTTGGAAACGTCTGTCCAGGGCACCATCCTTCTCAATATGTTCACGATATTCATCGAATGTTGTAGCTCCAATGCATTGTATTTCACCACGAGCCAAAGCTGGTTTAAACACATTTGCTGCATCAAGTGAACCAGAAGCACCACCAGCGCCAACAATTGTATGTAATTCATCAATAAAAAGAATAACAGAATCGTTATCTCGAACCTCATCAATGATGGCTTTCATTCTTTCTTCAAATTGACCACGATATTTGGTACCAGCCACGAGAGATGTTAGTTCAAGTGTAACCAATCTTTTACCTTGTAGTGTACGTGGACAATCATTTGTAGCGATTTTAATGGCTAATCCTTCGATTATTGCGGTTTTACCTACACCTGGGTCACCCAAGAGTATTGGGTTGTTCTTTTTGCGCCTGGTGAGTATTTGTGCGACACGTTCAACTTCAGCCCCACGCCCGATAACTGGATCTAATTTACCTTCCGTTGCTAATATTGTTAAATCACGACCAAAATTATCAAGAACTGGTGTTTTTGATTTACCCTTATTTACCGAACCAGTGTTCTCACTTTTCTTATCATAATTGTCATCATGCGGGAAATTGGCAGCTGCTGTAGGGTTTAATTGTTTTAATCTTCTATTCATAAATGAATTAGTTATACCGTATTCGTTCATTATTTTTACAATTTGATTATCCAGTTCTAACGAATTTGTGAAGAATAGGTTAACACTAATCGGTTCTGGGTTATTATCAGAACATTTTTTTATAAAGATTTTAAGTGAATCCTCAAGAGGTAACACTTTTTCTTTACCGTATTGGATATCGACATCCTCAGATATACTTCTATTATGATCCTCAATATCTAATATGAATGTATCGAAATCTTGTATTTTTTTACGAACTATTTCGTTGATTATATTTTCGGTTGTAAGAATACCATATATAATATGTTCGATTCGACACATAGAGTCTTTACAGGATTGAGCCGCTGAATACCCTTCTTTAAATGCAATTCTTAGCTCATTACTCATTTTTTCTGCCATATAATAATCATCATTTAATACAAAACTAAGAAAAACTATCCAAATATCAAAATTATTTTAAAACATTTTGTTTTTCCCTGTTTTTTTATTACTATTGTGTATTAAATATAGATATGAATAAGTCAAAAAAAATTAACGGAACTAAAATACTGTGTGAATACACAAGTTCAAACATCACCAAGGCTGAGTACGACACAACATCTAAATTGTTGGAAATTACATTTAATTCAGGTGCTACATATGGATATGCTGACGTACCACATAGTGTTTTCACAGCATTTGATATGGCTGAGAGCCAGGGTAAATACTTCAATGCCAATATTAACAAGAAATTCGTTCACACAAAGAGATGAGATTAATATTTTTAGATCACGATTCCGTTATGTGCCTACAGGCGCAATGGGATTCTCGTACTAAAAAACCAAACAAATATGATTGTGATTACTTCGATAAAGGTTGTGTTCAAATTCTGAATGAAATACTAATCGAATTACCTGATACTGAAATTATAGTGTCATCTGACTGGCGACATCAGATGTCATTATTTAAAATGCGTGAAGTATATTCATGGCAGGGTATCATAAAGCAACCTATTGGTTATACACCTACATTCCCTGGTTCCTCATTGGAATTAGAATCGAATCGTGCTAAAGAAATTAATCAATGGTTAAACTTACACAACATTGTTGAACCCTGGGTTGCTATAGATGATTTGGATATGAGTCAATGGTTAGGTGATCATTTTATTCATTGCAAAAAAGATACTGAGGGTATTAAACAAAGTAGTTTAAAAGAGAAAATAATAAACAAATTAAAAAATAATTAATATGACACACGATCCATTGTCGAAAAT